CCTGTAGCAACAGAAACAGTAGATGCTGAAATATCTCCTGAACCACTTGCAAGGGTATCATCTACATAGCTCTTTACAGATTGCTGTGTTGGTATAAGGCTTGAGCTATTAGACACCATGTCGTCTTCATCAACAAAGCCTGTGATGATTGTTGTACCATCTGAGATGCTAGTGCTAAACGCCATCGTTGTAAATGTACCTGCAGCAGGTGTAGTACCCCCTACAATACCATCAATGTTACCTGTTACATTACCAGTCACATCACCTGTAAGGTCAGCGTGTACATTAGCAACTTCTAAGTCTTTGTTCATGTCCCAGCGATCTGTTGCTGAGTCATAAGTAAGCGTAGCACTTGCACCTGCTACAGTAAGACCACCGCCGTTAGCTGCTGCTGCAGAAGCTGCGCCTGATGCTACAGTAATGTTGAGGTCAGCAATGTCTACAGTAGTAGAGTTAACTGTTGTTGTTGTGCCTTGTACAGTCAAATCACCTGTGACAGTTACATCACCACCTACAGATATATCACCTGTAGTTGTTAAACTTGCCATAGTGTTAGCACCAGTAGATGTAACATCGCCTGTCAAGTTACCAGTTACGTCACCTGTAAAGGTAGCGTCTGTTCCATTTGTGCCACTCTCTAATACTTTGCTTGTACCATCACTAGCATATACATCGCCAGTTAAGTCACCAGTAACCCCGCCTGTTGCTGTAACAGCTCCTGTTAAAGTAGTGTCGCCAGTAACACCTAAAGTACCTGCTATAGTAGTGTTACCATTTGAAGCATCAACAGTGAACTGTGTTGTACCCACATCAAAGTTACCATCTACTCCTACTGCACCCGATGCATCTAAAGTAGTAACATCTAAGTTGTCTAAGGTAACGTCACCAGTAACGTCTAGGGTACCACCTACGTGTAAGTTTTCAGCGATACCTACGCCGCCAGTTACAACAACGCCACCTGTAGTTGTACTTGTTGAGCCTATAGCAGCAGTAGCACTTAATTGATCTCCTACATCAAGTGTACCAGCAACAGTTGTATTGCCTGTAGCTGCAGCAATAGTGAACATGGTTGTGTTAACATCGAAGTCACCATCAATACCTGTAGCACCTACAACAGCTAAATCGCCTGTAATAGTAGCGTCTTCATCTACAGTTAAGAAGTCTACGTTAGCTGTACCATCTAGCCATAAGTTATTCCACTCTTGTGAAGATGAACCAAGGTTGTAAGTTCCTGTTGTTTCAGGTTTGATATCACTATCTACGTCAGCATTGAAGTTAACAGTGTCTGTAGCTGCATCACCTAAGATAAGGTTACCATTGATAGTAGCATCACCAGTAACAGTAAGGTCACGACCAATAGAAACATCTCTGGTTACACTAACATCCTGCCCAACAATTACATCTGTACCGTAATAGCCTGTCTTCCACTGTAGTGTAGACTTACCATGATCAATAAGGTTATCTACTTTAGGAAATACAGCAGCACTTGTAACCTCTAGTTCTTGACTAGGGCCAATGCTTTCAATGGGCGCACCACCACCTGTAGTACCATCATGGTTGTGTCCTGTGGATGCGTTAAACGCCCCTTCGATTGCATCATATTCATCATTGAAGATGTCAGCATCAATAGGGTTGCCGTTAGCTAACTGTCCTGTGGTATCCTGACGTGTATAACCTGCCATGTGTTACGTCCTTATTGTCTATCGTTTGTCTTATACTCTAGGACAGCCGTATCCAGAGTGAATGTTGGGTTGGTTGATGTATCTACTATTCTAAGTGCGACTGTATTACCTGACCCAATAACATTGACTGGGTAAATCTTCTCTAGTGTACTACCAAAAGTTGCACCGCCTGACGCAGCAAACAAAGCACCGCCACCAAAGAATACCACACCACCTGCTGCAGTAGCAATGTTAATAGTGTTAGGCTGTATGACGTTGTTGCGTGAAGTAGACTCAAAGTCAAACTTAACATTAAAGTCTAAGTCTAGTGATCCTGTAGGGTTTATATACCATATAGCCTTATACATAGTCTTTCTAACTTGTGGGTCACCTATCGGCATATACGCAGACTCAAAGATAGCTTCAATATCATCACCCTCAAAAGAGCTTGTAGTGTCCATCGTGTAGGCGTAACCATCGCTATTAGCAAAGCCTATGTTTTCTGTAGAGCCTGAATACACACTATCTACTACGTTAACTTTGATACCTTTAATAGTGGACCACTCAATACCAGAAGAACCTTGCGGTGTTACTTTAGTAGCGATCAAACCTTCAGCTGTATTAGAAGGACGACTAGCTTGAAACTTGAATAAGCGATACTGTGACTTCTCTCTTATAATAGTAGATGCAAAAGCAGTTGATCCACCTAAGAAGTCATTGAAGTCTTCTTTAATCTTATCAGATGCAACATCAAGAGCAAAGTCACCAATGCGATCTGTAGCACTCAACTGACGAATACCATCTACAGAGAGGTACATGATGTCGCCGCCTACCTCTTGAATGGTGTCTCCGTTGATGCAACCAATCTTCTCAGTGATAGGGTCTAGTCTAAAGTCAGCAGAGCTACTACCTGTTAGGCGGCTAATCGTATCTGTGGTAAATACAATAAGCTGATCACGAAAAACAGCCAAGCCTGTGATGTCATACGCTAAGCTTATACTACCCGCACCGTCTGCAACACTAAAGTTATCAACTGTAAAGGGTGCAGTGAAGAGTAGCAGGTTATCTTTAGCAAAGAAGCCTGTACGCTTAAAGATGGTTACAAAGTCTGCACCTTCTACGTCAGTGTTAATGTTGGTGCTAGAAGCATCTAAGAACGTGTGAGTGTTACCATTAGTGTTGTAGATACTAGGGTAGTTAGTACCGTCTACAAAGATAATCTTATCATCACCGTCAAAGTTGTATGTTGTGTGACGTACTTTACCACCGTTAGATGACGCACTTACAGCAGTAAAGTTCCAAGTAGTGCCTGTGCTGTAGTAGTATGCTGTCTTACCTACATCACCTACCACAAGATCGCTTGAGTAAGCTGTTACTGCATCAGCATCAACCTTACGTGCAGCAATGTAGCGACCAGAAGATACAACCTTTAAGCCTAATACGTTTCCGTCACCTGGTATCTCTGTATCGCTAAACTTCTCATAGCCACGTATCTTAGAGTAGCCACCTTCTTTGTTGACCTCGAAGTTTTGTAGTACAGAGGCAGAACCTACTGCATTAACGCCCTGTTGTAACAAGCTCATGTTGGACAGCAGTCCACCTCTGAACTCAACAGGATATGTCTGCCATTGTGTAGCCATTAGAAGTGTACTCTTCGGTCACGAATATAATTAGTTCTGTTTATGTGTTGGCTACGCAGATACTTGATACCATCTTCGTAACGCTGTTGTGATAGACTTGCCATCTGTGTATCTGAACGGAACTGGTACACATAGTACATGGCACCGTCTACGATAACATTTCTGTATTGCTCTGGGAGAGTTGGAACATCATTGTGTAGCTCTAGGTCATAGCCTAGTTGGAAATACTCATACACTAGTTCATATTCTTGGTCTGGGGTAGGTACTAAAATCAGTTCTCTGCTAGGTGTTCTAACAATATATTCTGGTGTGTTTTGAATACTTGCTGCAGAGTTATACTCGTTATCTACATACTTGTCAAGATATTCCTCATAGGGCAGTATCTTTAGCTTGACCGTAGAGTTACCAAACGTAGCGTTACGCTTGATGCGGAACGTATTCATGTTGATAGTCTTAGCGTCCAGCGGGTAGGAATACTTAGACACACCTGCAGTAAGAGTTACCTCTTCTTCACGGTGATTCCAAGGCCACTCATATTCTTCCTGATTGATATGGCGAATAGAAGAGTTCACAGCCTCTTTAACAAAGGAGTAGTAACCTGTTGTAGATGCAAAGTTAGCTGTAGTTAATGCTACTTCATTCAATCGGCGGTTTACGTCATTGACTAATCCAAGAAAATCATATGCCATTATTATTGTTCCCTAATAGTCAAGAATATAGAACGCTCATATACAAGGCCATCAGACGTTGTTACTCTACAGCCTATCTTATATTTCTGCCCTACGTTACCACCTGTAATACGTACAGTTGCTACAGTAGTAGTGTTAGTAGGTTGAACTAGTGTAAGGTTATCTACGATACCATAACTAGCTGTAACAGTACCGTCAATAAGCCATGCTACAGATGAAATAGTGTCTCCTGTGTTAAGGAAACGTGACCAGTCTACACTGTATGCTTGAATCTCATTTGGGTCTAGGTCAGGCCACTTATACGCCATTATAATATCCTATCGTGTAACATATACTTTGTAGTTGCCATAAGGCACAATATTGACACAGCGTTTACGCTCGAAGTCTGTAGCTAAGAATACAACCTGTACTGCATAGATGCCGTTTACTGTATCCCAGTTAGCTGCACCTGTAGCAGCCACACCGCTTACTGTAGCTGTACCTTGTGCGTCTTCATCTTCTAAGTCGTTAACTGTAAGGTCAGCGTCTGCTGTAGCTGCGTCAAGAGTGATGTTAGCCTTAGCGTCAAACCCTGCTGTACCTGCTGCTGTTGTAGCTGTAGTGTCCGTTACAGTTGGATTAGCTGTAAGCGTATAAGAAGAGCTATTGATGTAGTCATTAAGTGCTGTGGCTGCTGTAACAGCAGTAAGCGTAACAGTTAAGTTTATCTGTCCTAAGTTGACAGCAGTACTTGTTGTAGCAGCATCTAGTGTTACACTAGCCTGTGCATCTACATCGTCAAACGCTGTGATAGATGTTGTAGCCGTGACTGCAGATAACACATCTGTATTGGCCTTAGCGTCATACTCTAACGTACCTGCAGACGCAGTTGCTGTAGCAGCTGACATAAATGCAGAAGCATCAAGTGTCGTAGTTGATTCTGCTATCGCTGTTTCTGATAATGCTGCAAAGCTTAACATTAGATGTAACCTGACATATCTTCGTTAGGTGTTATATCTGTATATACTGTTTCAACATGAGAGTCTGGCACAGTACCGTCTTCTGGCGGTTTTACTGCTTCTAAATCTTCCTCAGTCCAAGTACCTTCTTCATAGCTTTTTATTACAGCTAGACCTTCTGACACTGCATAAGCGCGACGGTATTCATTCACTTTTTCAGTTAGTTCTTCACTTGTTAGAGGAAAGAAGTTTTCACCTGTCCACAAAGATAAAAATGTGTATGTCTGTGTAGGAGATGGATTGAGAATCTCTTCGTCTGTTAAAGCCCCTGCTAAAACAGTTATCATATCCCCTAAAACTTCGATCCTCTTAACCGAACACCAATCTGTGGGATTATTGTCTAGTCTTTTTTTAACTTCAGATAGCTTTTCTTGTGCTTCAGCTTCTGTGTCACACACAAAGTTTCTGTATAGGTATTTAGTTGCCATTAGGTTCCACCATAAATAGTTCCGCTGTTAGACAGCGAATAGCTAACACCACTATCATTAATAGCTTTACCGCCAGAGCCACCGTTGTTACCACCAGAAGCACCCCAGCCGCCGCCGCCGCCGCAAGGGCCGTATCCACCTGCATTACCTGCTGAACCACCATTACCACCAGCTGAACCAGCAGGAGGATAATAACCCCCAGAGCCACCACTACCCGGTAGGATACGACCACCACCTGCGCCAGCATATATGTGAACTGGGGGTGAATATAAGCGACCACCGCCGCCACCTGCACCGCCACCATAAGCAGCATAACCATCGCCACCAGTTCCACCAGTTCCACCAGAGGCATTAAGAGTGCCGCCAGCACCGCCATAAGCGTAGGTACGATAAGGACCACCGTTACCGCCGTGTCCACCACCAGCACCACCACCGCCGCCGCCGCCGTATGACGAACCACCGCCACCGCCACCACCTGCAATGTAGGCACCTGATCGGTTAATAATAGTTACGCCTGAGACACCAGAGTTAATTTTAATAGCAGGTCCACCTGTTTGACCTCCACCTGTGTAACCATCAATAGCAGAGCTACCACCGTTGTTAGCACCAATACCGCCTTTACCTATGATTTTACCACTGTTGTCAATAGTACAAGGTATATCAATAAGTAGGGCAGGTGCGCTAACGCTGTCTGACCATATCCAAAGGCTTGAAGGTATAATTAATGTAGCACCAGAAGAAATGAAGCTACTTACTGCGATCTGCTTACGTTGTGGCTGTCCATTGACAGTACCTGCACTTGTTAGATCGACTGAGTTACTAGCACCATACCACTCTGTGAATGACATCTGTGCGCCTGAACCTTTGCCAATCAACCCACGAATGTCGCTGTCGTTGATAGAAGCCTGTGATCCACTAGAGCCACCAGCCTCTGTGTGAATATCGTTTAGGGATATCTGACCGCTTGTCTGTAGAGCCATTACTTATCTCCTAGTTTAGCTTTTAGTTCGTCAATCTGTTGTTGTTGCTCTTTGATTGCTTCTATAAGTAGGCCATGAAGCTGATCGTATTGTACAATCTTGTACTGCTCACCTTCTTCGCCTTGAAACGCTAGTTCTTTTTCAATGACAGCAGATGGTAAAACCTTTTCTACCTCTTGAGCAACAACACCTGCCGATGCTTTACCGTCATGCTTGTATGTGAATGTGTAACCAGACAAAGCGCAAACCTTTTCTAACGCACTTTCAATACGCTCTATGTCTGTCTTTAGGCGTTCATCTGATACTGTTGTTGAGTATGCTGTAACGTTACCGTCAACGTGCAAATCACCATCATTTTCAAGGCGCATTTCCTCTGCACCAGAGGTGTACCAACGAATGCCTACTGATGCATCGTAGAATGTGTAGTCGTGCGTGTTGCCAGAATAAACGTCTGTACCTGAGTCGTTTCTGCGGCGGTCATTCTCAAGTCTGATTGCTGTACCACTAATTGTAATACCGTAGTTGCCATCACCTGTGTAGGTAGTGTTTGTATCTGTTGAGCTAATAGTACCATCAGCCGCAATCGTAACATTTGTACCCGCAGTCAATGCAGCGACAACATTCGTTGTGTCTGTTACGTCAGCTGATGCTTCGATGCCGTTTAACTTAGTTAGTAAGGCATCTGTAAATGCATTTGTATCCGCTTCAGCTTCATATGCAGTTTTAATCTCTGCGCCTGTCTGGTCAGCAGTAGCACCGCTTTCGATGCCATCCAGCTTAGTGCCATCTGCTGATACGTCACGACCATCAAACGTCTGACCTGCAGCAAACGTAATAGCACCTGTCATGGTGCCGCCAGCTTTAGGTAGTGCAGCGTCTGCTGTTGTACCTTGTGCCGCTGTAGCATAGTCAGCACTATCGAAGGATTTAACTTGGTTAAGATTAACAATCTCGCTATCCATCAAAGCACCTGCTGCTGTGACGTTAGCCGTATCTGTTACATCTGCGTTAGCTTCGATACCATCTAGTTTAGTACCATCATTACCTACATCACGTCCGTCTACCGTACCTGTGACTGTGATATTGTTAAATGTTACGTCAGCTGTAGTAGCAACGTCTTGACCAATAGCAACATCATTAGCGTTAATAGTAACACCAATGCCACCGCCTACAGCAAGCGTAGTATTAACGCCCAGAGTTCCACCGCCAGTAAGACCATTACCTGCAGTAATAGTAGTAGAAAGTAAGACCATTACCTGCAGTAATAGTAGTAGAATCATCTGCTTTAGCATCTAGTGCCGCCTGTAGTCCGTCTACGTTAGAGATTACGTGTGCGTGTGAATCGTCTTGTACAGCAGCAGTAATAGATACGTTACCAGAACCATCGAAAGATGTACTACCTGTAACATCACCTGTTAGTGAGATTGTACGTGCTGTAGCTAGTGCTGAAGCTGTGTCAGCATTACCTGTTACAGCACCAGTTACATCACCTGTCACGTTGCCTGTGACGTTACCAGTAACATTACCTGTGACGTTACCTGTAAGTGGAGCAGTCACACCAGCGAATGTAGGGCTTGCTGTAGTGCGGATATCCTGTGCTGTATCGAAGGTAGTACCTGTAAGTGTTAGGCTATCTCCTGCTGTGTATACGGCAGTCTCAGCTACCTGTGTGAATACAATGTTAGTAGTACCAAATGTGATAGTGCCACTAGTGTTCATCACATATAGTTCACCAGCACCTGTGTCACCTTCTTTAACAAAGAAAGCATCACCTTTACCAAAGGCATCTGGGTCTGATGGTCCTGCTGTATCTGTATCTGTTGAACGTGTAAGTACCCAGTTAGTAGAAGCTGAACCTACATCTGTTACAGTATATACACCGTTCTGTGTTTGATCTGTTTGTTGATAGATAAGTACACGGTCATTTAAGCTTAGTGTAACACCATCAATGGCTAGTGCAGCCTGTGTACCTGCGTTAGTAAGTGTAGCACCTACACCAGAAGAGCCATTGTTGTATGTGGCGTTTAGATTAACTGGTGATTCAACACGTACAGGATCATGGTAGTGAATACCCGCAGAAGCAATAGTATCTACATACTGCTTTGTTGCCGCCCCTAATGAGGCAGTAGGGTCAGCACTAAGTGTTACTGTACCTGTTGATGTAATGTTGTTGAATGTTACGTTATCGGATGTGCCTACAGCCTGACCAATAGAGATTGCGCCAGAAGAGTATGTTACGCCTGTGCCACCAGATAGGTGTGCGTCAATACGTGCTGTAGTGAAATATTGGTTAGTACCCTCTGCTAAGTCATCTGTGTCGAAGTTAGATAGGCTGATAGCTTGTAAGTTATCGCTTTCATCTAGCAATACAGTCTTATCTGCAGGGGTAACCATAAATACGTTTTTAGTACCACCGCTGAAGTTTACAGCAGAAGTACCATTAGAGCCGTCAATAATAGTAGTACGTGATAGAGTGTTACCTGTGTTCCACGTACCAATACCGACTTCCCATTCGTCTGTACCAGAAGAGGTATGCACAATGGCATAGTATGTTGTGTCTCCGTTTGTCATGTGTGAGTTAAACGGAGCGAATGTAGCACTAGCACCAGCTAGGGTAATATCCCCTGTGCCTGTGGTAGTAGTACCTTCTTTAACACGATCTTTAATAACTAATGCCATTGTGCGAATACCTTATTAGCTGATGCGGATAACAGCGTTAGAAGCGTCTGCAGTCGGGAACACAACAGTAAAGTCACCAGATGTAGCTGTAACTGTACCACCGAAGTCAAATACTGCGATAGATGCGTTTCCTTGTGATGCGTTATAAATGATTGCACCATCAGCAGAAATAGTTAGGTTAGTGAAAACCTCATCTGCAAAGTCAACGAATGCTGTTGAGCCTGAAAGAGTAATAGTAGCAGAATCTAGAACTTGACCACCTGCTGTATAGTTTGTGCCTGATGCTTCGTCAGAGTTACCTGTCACGTCAGAGTAGTTTGTCGTAGAGGCATCATATGTGCCTGTCGGAGTATCTTTGATCAATGCGATCTTAAGAGAATCCGTATCTAAGTCGTGAACACCTCCAAGTAGTTCTTCTTTGAAGCTGTTACACATTGCCGTAGTGATTGCCATTTGGAAATGTCCTCAATAAGTTGAAAGCACAAAGGGGCCAGTACTTGACCAGCCCCAAAGTAAGTGCTATTAAGCAGCGTTGTAACGTGCTGTTACTAGTGCTTCTGGGCGTAGAATCTTACGTCCATATAGGTGCATACCGCGAACGATGTCAGCGAATGAATCTGGGTCACGGTAGTTCTCAACTTTGTTGATTTGCTCCGCTGATGCTACTGCATCGTCTTGACCTGCAACGATAACACCGTAGTTGTCGTCCTGACCAGTTGTACCTGAAGTACCTGCGCCAGTACCTGCTGCTGGTAGGTTGTTAGAGACATACAAACGGAAGCCATGGATGTTGTTTGCCATGATGCCGTTCTGTAGGCCAGAACCACCGAAGTCAGCGTTCAACAAGCGTGAGTCTTCGTCTTTAAGCAACTCGATGAATACCGGGTCAACTACAAGCCAACGACCACGTGAGTCAACGTTTGCTGTATCCATCTGACGTGCCATACGAGCAATAACCGCTAGAGGTGATGCTGTTGTAGTTGACAACGCTGTTGCACCGGGTAGACGTGGTGCTAGAGGGATAGAGTCACCTGTACCGCCTGAGTCAGCAGTTGTGATGTTGTTGATGTCACCGATAGTTAGGTGGTTCGCTGTTAGGAATTCACCTGTTAGGTTACCTGCAGTGTCGTGCTGCGCGTCACCTGATGTAGATGTCAAAAGAACACCTGCAGATGAGTGACCAGACAAGTAAGACAATACGTCTGCGTCCATTGCGTCAGCCATTTTATATGCTGCACGATCAGCAGCTAGGCTAACATAATCAACGTTTGCGAACTGGTCTTCGATGTCGTCCATTTTGAACGCGAAGTAGTTAGCTTTGTCGATTGTTAGAGAGAAGTCTTCATCGTTCAACTTCTCAACAGAAATAGCTGTGTGACGCTGTAGAGCGTTAACAGTTACGTCTGGTTCTTTTTGGATACGAACCACGTCACCTTGGTTGGCGATCTCACCGAAGTAAGAGTTGTTTGTGATTGCGTTTGTGACAGCTGCCTTACGTAGGGCAATCTGTGCCTGTTTCGAGTAGATGACTGGGGACCAGTTACCGTCGAAACCTCCTGATGCGGAAGTAATAGCCATAATAATTTCTCCTTATAGATATGGCGTTGAGGTATTAACACTATATCCACTAAAGAGGCCAACGTCTTCGGGTAGTCCTAGAAGGGGCCGATTCTGTATGGGTAAGTCTTTTTGTGTGGCTTTGTGCTTGTTAAAGCATACACACTTATGATTTGTGTATATGCTATAGTTTTATTCACGATTTCATTAATGTCAACACTTACTTTGACATATCATAAATAAACCTGCCTGAGCGTTGTGCATCTTTGATTTCATCTGCACGTTTCTCATACTCTTTGATGCTCATTTTGAACACCTCAGATTCTTTTAACCACGTAGAGCGGTCATCTGGATTAGGTGCTGCAGCGCGTTTACTCTTCACAGAGCTTGCAGCGTCCTTGTCAGAGCTAGAAGTCTTCTTCGTAGTGATGCCCTTATCTGTCTTGTAAAGGTCAATCACACGGGCTACAGACTTAGCGTCATCCGTATTCTCGTACAAGGCATTCTGAATCCACTTAGGTTGACCCTCTGCCCATGTATGGAATGCATCATCTTCACGAATGTCGTTAAAGTCTGGATGCATCTGTGCTAGTTCAGCTTCAGCTTTCTCACGCTTAGCTGTAACACGTAGCTCTTCAATCTCTGCTAGGCGACCATCTAAGTCTGCGGCACGTTCAGCTGCTTTCTTATCAGCGATAGCTTCTACAATACCTGCTACGTCTGGGTACTTCTTAGCCCAAGCTTCTACTTCATCTTCTGACTTAGGTAGTACAAGCTCATTGTTTGTAGCTGCTTCTAGTTGCTTCTGTAGTTTCTCTAGCTGTGCTTGAGTTTCTTTTTCTTTCTCTTGCATGTGACGGCGTAGATCACCGTAACGCTTTTTGAAGTTTTTCTCTTCTGCGCTTAGTCCAGCATCTTCTTCTTGTGCTTCGGCTTCTTGTTTAGGAGCTTCTGCTTCTTGTTCTGGTACACTTTCATCCTGAACTTGGGTGTCCTCAACGCTTTCGCTATCGGGTTCACTATCACTGGTTTCTTCTTCATCTACTTCACCGCGCATCTGCTTTTTTAGCGCTTCGAGTTCAGCCTCATCTTTGGCAATACGTGCAGCATTACGTGCATGTGAGGCTGAATCTGTTTTTATAAGTTGGGCTTCCGACATGTTTTACTCCTTATGTTGGGGCCAGTCAATACGGACTGGGTAGCCTTATTGTTATATGATTATCGGATCGGGCCGAATATTATTTTTTCTTCTTAGACGCTAAGCCGCCTTTCTTAAATCCCATCTTGCCGCCTTTAGCAGTACTTTCTAGGTTGCTTTTGATTTTAGCTGCTTCGTTTTCTGCTGCTGTAATAGCGGCTTCTGATGCACCACGCTCTTTCATAGCAGATAATACATCGCCTGTACCTGCTGCTGAGTAGCCTGTGTCATCAGCATAGCTAGTCGGTGCTGTCGGTTGTGCTGCTTGCGCCGCTGCCGCTGCTGCCGCCGCTTCTCTTGCTTCCTTAGCCTTTCGAGCAGCTTCTAGATACTCTTGGCTTTGTGTGGGGTCAGCCGCATCCTTAGCTGCTTGTTCTATCTGACTCATGGTGTCAGGGCTTAGAGCTTTAGTTACAGAACCTGCAGCAACCTCTGGTGTGTATGCCTCTGGTCCTTTAGCTTCTTCTTCCTCACCTGTGAACTCATCTTTAAGCGCACCATAGATACGTCTGATCAATCCGGGTTTACCCTCTTTAGATTGCTTAAGTAGTCCTTCTAGTTGAGTACGCTCTTGTGTAGTAAGCTCACCATCTAGTCTACGCTCAATCTCACGTTCAAGCTGACGTGCTTGGTGAACCATAGCACCCTTCAAGAATAGCCCCATGATTGGGTTAACTGCTGCTGCACCCGCTGTGATAATGTCCATCTTAGCAGACTGCTGCTCTTCAAGCATATCAAACATCTCTTCAGTAGTAAGACTTGCATAGTCTACACCTTCAGGCATAGGTACGTTCATGTCATCTAGTCTGTCGTTGTAGTCACTGCCTACTTCGCGTACTACTTGTGCTACTGGCTGTGAGCCTGTGCCGCTAGATGTCTGTGTGTTCTCTTCTTCTGTGCGTGGGTAGAACCCTGCAGGAATCTCGTTCTGAGGTACACCGTTGATGTGCATGATGTAGATGACACGACCTTCATCGTTTACATATGCTACCATCTCTACTGCGCCACCTGTAGCATCCTCGCCTGTACCTAGTGGTAGACCCTCAGAGCCTAACCCTAGTGAACCCATCTCATCGTAACCTTCGTCACCGGGTGACAGTGCATAGCCGCCACTCTCTGCGTAACCACCTTGATTGTAGTTACCACCGAAGTTAATCTTCTCAGCGAATGTCTGTCCATCGTCTTCTTGTGCGCCAGTGTAAGCACGTCTTACAGTACTACCTGCTGCAGAACGCTCTTGTTTCTTTTTCTCTTTATCGCCACCACCAAAGAAGTCACCAAAGATAGAACCACCTGATGATGTGTCCTCGTAGTCACCACCGAAGTTAATCTGTTCAGCAATGCTAGGGCCACTAGACTTAGGTTTAGCTGCTGGTGCTGATTTTCTACCTGTGTCATACCCTGCCGCTCTGTTTTGAGCATTCATAGCTTGAACACGCTTCTGAATAGCTGCTGGGCTATTGTCACGCTTTGCGGCTGCATCAAAACGTTCACGTACAGTTGGCTCTTTTTTCTTGCTGCCGAAGAAACCACCGAAGAAAGCACCTACTGGTTCTTCATCTGGTACTTCCATAACTTCAAGCTCAGAGATGTCAAACATCATGTCATCTTCTGGGTCTACCATTTCCATGCCAGCAGGTTCGCCACCAATGCGTCCATTCTCTTCCATGTCTTGGTATCCGAACTTAGCATCAGCACGTAAGTCTTCAAAGAACTTAACGCCATAGTAACGAACAACGTCTGCAGGTACTACATACTCACCTTCACTTAGTTGCGCTGGGATGTCATCACGTACCTCTTCAGGCAGTGACCCTAGTGGAATCTCGTTGCCAGACACAGGGTCCATGCCTACTGTGTTGTCTGGTACGGAGTCTAGGTCTACTGAACCACCCACTGCGTAACCTGTGCGGCTAGACTTAAACACCGCGTCCATTTGTTCATCCATAGCCATACCGCCCTCGTTGTATCCTGAGTATTCGAAGTCCAACTTAGCGTTACGAGCTAAGACCAGTGGACCAATCTGTATTACTTCGGTAGCTTCCCTTACTGGGACATGTTTGTTTTCACCTGCACGGACATAGAAGCCACCTTGTCTACGTGGGTCAAAGCCCACCTGTGTCCACTCAGGATCGTTTAAATACTCTGCTGCTTTAGCACGGATGGCATCTACATCAAGATCACCAACAATACCCGATACAGTAGCGTAACCAGTCTTGTTCTTTTCTCCTGTCCCAATCGCTTCACTGGTCTTCGGGGATGCTACAAACTTAACAGGTTTATCACCATCAGCAACGTAATGGATAGCCTTAGCATAAGTAGTAACACTACCTTTACCGCCAGCACCTTTTACGGCAGGTGAAGTACCCGCTACAATCCAAGTATCATTGTTTGTATAAGCAGGTATGTCTAAACGACCATTAAACCGCATACCTACGGAAAGAGGAGATTGAGATACACCTAACGCTTCCGTAGTTGCACCGTCTAGTACAAATAAACCATCTGTACGCTTATTGGAATCTAAAGCGAATACAAGAGCCTTATCGCTAGGGTCACGCGGTAAAGCATCCCAAGCGTTAACAGGTTTATACTTATCAACGTTAGCTAGGTGTTCTTCCCTAGTGATTTTATTCTCTAGTAGTAACCTAGTTGAATCTTCTAGTTCAGGTGTTTTGATACTAGGATCAGCTACACGACCTTTTTTGATGAGGGCTTTAGCACCCTGCTGCCACTCTTTAGGATTATCTGCTTCGTCTAAGTTTAGGAATAACTCATCATATTCCTCATTAGACATCTGAGGTTTTACATCTTTACTGCGCGGCATACCCTTAGTAGACATAAACTTATCGTAAGATTTACGAATAGCATTTTCAGTTATTGCCCACTCAACTAAATCTCTATCACGACCTGAAGTTAAAACCTCTATTAGTAGAGGGTTGTCTATATCTTCCGCTATAGAATCTACGCGATCAGAAATACGCATATCATTTATCATAGACGGACCTAGCTTACTCAGTAAGCCTTGCTGGTTAGCTAACCCTTCCGCTGCACTTTTAACAGTACTAGATGTTTCTGTCATGTACACAGCATCTTTATAGTCATCCAAGCTTACAACACTTTTATTTTTAGTGTCTAGCATGTCTGATAAAGCGCGTGTGATCTGAGGTATTCTAGCCTCAATAATGCGCTGTACTCTCTCTTCTTCCTCTTTTACAGCAGCATCACCAAGCTGTACTTTTGCAAGACTCTCAATCTCAGATTGTTTTAGGTTTAAGTCATTAAAGTCAAAATCATCAAAGTTTATCTGTGATGTCTGCTTAAACCACTCTGCAGCACTTAAGTCTTGCTGTGTTTTATCTTCTGCCCTTTTTCTATTTGGTACTTGAGGGATGCGACTAGTTGCATCTACAACGTTGTCTGAACCTTTAGCCATATCCGCGCCCTTACGGATCATATTGGCTGCTGCGTCACCAATACCGGGAATAAGGCCAATCACTTCAGTACCAGCCAACAACCCAATCTTTAGGTAGTTAGGATTCTCTTGTTCTAACTCTTCAGTAATGTCTTGCACAGTGTAATATGTGCCGACACCGGGTAAGCTTTCCCAGCCAAACTGCGCAACGTCTTTTACCGCTTGCACGGTTTCTTCGGGATCAACGGCCTCTACGCCATACGCGCTTGCCATTGCTAAGGGGTCTGATTCGTAGACCTCTCTAAGCTTGTCCACCATTAACTGTCTCCCTGAGTAACTTGAGTTTACGCAGAGTGGACACTGCACCCTGCGCTCTGTAGAACACGGCAGGTTCTGTTGCCTGTTCCATCTGTTTATGCTGTAGATAGATTAAGTCATCTAAGTGCGCGATAAACGCATCCATAAAGTCTTTGTTATTGACCCATTGCTTGAGGTGGTTGCTCATTACCTGTAAATCCTTGTTCGCCCGGTGTTGGTGCGGTACCTATCCCCATCTGCGATCCACCTCCACCTGATGTATCTGCTACACCCTGTGGTCCTTGTCCCTCTGGTCCTGCTACGCCTTGCTGTTGTGCTTCAGGTGCAGGAGCTTGAAAGCCTTTAAGAATCTCTGCTTGGATAGCCGCGTCAGCCATAGAGTTAGTAACCTTATCTGGATCAAGGTCCATACTCTTAGCAATCTCACGGATAATATAATCCATCTTAGCGAAAGGTGCAAGCACTGGATTCTGTGCTACTTGTAAGAACTGCATCAAACGTTGTGAGCGTACTTCGTTAGCCATCAAGCTTTCTGTACCAGATGCATTGACTTCCAAATCGCCGCGAATGGATTCGTCAAAGTCAAACTGCATGTTAAACGCGAAGAATGCTTTTCCTAGAGGGCGAATGAGGTAGTCATCAACATTTTTAACCACAGTACGAATACTGCCATTAGCAGCAGACATGAGCATACTAATACCAGAAGCAGTGCGCCCAACACCTGAGACACCAGTTTGACCGTGCGCAAAGCTAGGAAAGCCTGTTGATTCATCTGCTAAAACTCGTGCCTTATCAAAGAGTTGCATGTTTTCGCCAGCAACGTTGGGGAACTTAGTACCGAAGATTGCCTGACCCGGGGCACCGCCTTGTCTGCGGAATATTTTTCCGGGGTACACTGATAAGTCTTGACCCGGTACGAGGTTAGTCTCATCTACTTCGATGATAAGATTACCTGATAGTGCAGCGTTGTCAATAGCCATACGCATAAAGCCATTCATCAATGTCTGTGTATCGTCCATGTTCTCTGCGATACCAACACCAAAGAAGCTGTATGGGTTATGCTCATATGGGGTAGCATAGTAAGGAATACGTGTAGGCTTGAATGGGTTAAGC